TATTCGAAGAGTTGATACCTCATGTGCCAACCTACCGCGTATCCTCGTTCAAAGACCCAGAGACAGGCGAGTACGTCAAGCCTTTGACCCATGAGTTTTTCGCTACCAGCATCGACGAGACCGGTGCACTGCTAAGCGAAGATTACCATTTTTGCGAACTGTGGCGTAAACACGGTGGCAAAATACACGCCCACCCGTTCATCCAGTTACATCATGTAGGCACGTATGTGTTTGGTGGTGACATCCTGAAGAGCGGCGGCAACCTCAAGTGAAGGAGCAAGTTAAATGAGAAAGATTAACGTACCCAAATACCAACCATCCCAGTACAAAACTAAGTTTGATGCAGTCGCAGACATGCTCAAAGGCGGTGAGACTGTGAAGCAGATTAAAGAGCGCATGTTAGTTAGTGACAGCTACATCTACTTAGCCAAGAAGAAGCTTAGGGAAGCGGCAGGTGAAGTGGTGGAAACGGTGCGGCAGACCGCCGCAGAGCACAACAACAAGGTCAAAGAGATGGTCGAAGGCTGGAGGGCAGAGGCAGAGGCGGAAGCAGTGCTTGGTATACCCTGCACCAGAGAGTGCTTGTCTGAGCCGGAAGTCGATGACGTAGACACAATCCTCGACGAACGTGCAACCACTTACGGTAGCTTCATTAGCGTAGCGCTTTTTGCACAGGAAATGAAAGAACTCATCCGTAGCGCCCTAGACGAACAAAATGCAGGACTACAAGCAGACCATCAAGAAGCCCTTGATATGATAGCGAGTAAGATTGCGCGTATCATCATTGGTGACCCACACCACACAGATAGCTGGCTTGATATAGCGGGGTATGCTACGTTAGTGGCTGACCGTATCCAAGGGAAATCCAGATAACATGACAGCGTGGTCCTATAGTAGCATCAAGACCTTCGACCAGTGTCCGAAGAAGTACTTCCACCTCAAGGTGGTTAAGGACGTAAAGGACGACCCCGGCGAAGCAGCTATCTATGGGACCAACGCGCACGAAGCAGCCGAACATTACATTAAGAATGGCACACCGATACCAGAGAAGTTTGCAGTCATGCGTCCCGTGGTGGAAGTGCTGGCTCAGTTTAAGGGCGAGAAGCACACCGAGTTAAAGCTAGGCGTCAGGAAGACGGATACTGGCTACGAGCCATGCGGCTTCTTTGATAAGGACGTATGGTGGCGCGGCATAGTCGATTTGCTTATATTGAACGGCAAGACTGCCCACATGGTAGATTACAAGACAGGCAAGAACGCCAAGTATGCGGACATGAAGCAGCTAGACCTTATGGCTGGCGCGGTGTTTGTGCACTACCCAGAGATAACTAAGGTTAAGTCAGGGCTGGCGTTTGTGGTATCGAACGAGTTTCCTAAGAAGACGCACACCCGTGAGCACTTGGATACGTACCTAACCGTGTTTAATAATCAGCTAGAACAGCTTGAGGACAGCATGCGAAATGGTGTATGGAACGCAAAGACCAGCCCACTATGTGGATGGTGTCCAGTTAAAAGCTGCGAACATTGGAAGCCTAGGAGATATTGATGGCACGGGATTACAGGGCGGAGTACGATAAGTACCAAGGCACAGCGGTGCAGAAGAAGAACCGCGCTGCGCGCAACGCTGCCCGTGCTAAGATGACGAAGGCTGGTAAGGTACACAAAGGTGATGGCAAGGACGTTGCCCACACAAAAGCATTTGACAAAGGCGGCACTAACAAGACAGGGCTGCGTGTAGAAAGCAAGACCACTAACCGGTCTTTCCTCCGTGATAAGAAGGGTAACCTCGTGTCGGAGCGCAGCAAACGGGAACGTAAGAAGTAACCACGAAGGAGCAGTCGTGCAGATAATTGATAACAAGGCGCTGCTAATCACAGCGCCGAACGCACATACTATACCTAACCACATAACAAAGAGCGCTATAGTTGAAGGCGGAGCCGTAGCCGTACACTGGGGGCTACCCGAGGCTACGCAGCTAGCTAAGCTTGGGTTCGACGGCGTGCCGTCCCCGATGTTACGCGACTATAAGTGGACAGGTAAGTACGCGCCGTTCGACCACCAGAAAGAGACAGCTTCATTCTTGTCAATCCGCAAACGCGCATTCTGCTTCAACGAGCAGGGTACAGGCAAGACCGCCAGCGTTATATGGACTGCTGACTACTTGATGAAGAAGGGCCTGATTAAGCGCGTACTGGTGCTATGCCCATTGTCGATCATGAAGTCGGCTTGGCAACGAGACTTGTTTACCTTTGCTATGCACCGCTCGTGTAGCGTAGCACATGGCGCAGCCCCCCAACGCAAGAAGATTATCGAAGCAGGGGCAGAGTTCGTCATTATCAACTTCGACGGGCTGGCTATCGTCAAGGACGAGATAATTGCAGGGGGCTTTGACCTTATCGTAGTGGACGAGGCAAACGCATATAAGAACGTGCAGACTAACCGCTGGAAGATGTTTGATAAGATTGTCCACGCTACAGACCCACGGCTTTGGATGATGACGGGTACACCTGCTGCCCAGTCTCCCATAGATGCTTACGGGCTAGCTAAGCTGGTTAACCCACAGGGTTGCCCTAAATACTTTACCGAGTTCCGCGCAGCAATCATGCACAAGGTTACGCACTTTAAGTGGGCCCCGAAGCCCCATGCGTCCGAGTATGTACATAACATACTTCAGCCAGCCATACGGTTTGAGAAGAAAGACTGCCTTGACTTGCCCGAAGTGACGCACGTGTCGCGGGACGCTCCGCTAACGACGCAGCAGAACAAGTACTACAAGATGCTAAAAGAGCAGTTGCTGATTGAGACAGCGGGCGAAGAAGTCAGCGCAGTCAACGCAGCTACGCAGATAAACAAGCTACTGCAGATAAGCGGAGGCGCGGTCTACACGGATACTGGCGAGGTGCTAGAGTTCGATGTGTCTAACCGCATCAACGTGGTGCTCGAAGTCATAGAAGAAGCCAGCCACAAGGTGCTGGTCTTCGTGCCGTTCACGCACACCATAGAGATACTACGGGCCAAGCTGGAGAAGGAAGGCATACCGTGCGGCGTCATCAACGGCAAGGTGTCACTGAATAAGCGCAGCGACATAATCGAGCGGTTCCAGACGCAGAAAGACCCGCATGTGCTAATAATCCAGCCACAAGCTGCCAGCCATGGTCTTACGCTAACAGAGGCAGATACTATCATCTGGTATGCGCCGGTAACCAGCGTGGAAACCTACCTGCAAGCTAACGCACGTATCGACCGTCCCGGCCAGAAGAACGCCATGACCGTGGTGCACATCAAAGGCAGTCCGGTGGAGGAGCGGCTGTACAGCATGCTAAAAAATAATATCACCAACCACCAGAAACTTATTGACTTGTACAAGGAAGTTATGGAAATATAGTATTTGACATTGTCAAAGCTAAGTGGTAACTAACAATATAACGTACCACTACAACGAAGGAGCACAAATATGGAAGACTTACCCGTAGACAAGCTTGTACGTGTCTACCGCAAGATACGCGATGCCGTGCAAGAAAAGGAAGACGCCCACAAAGCCGAGATAGCGGAGCTTAGGGGGCAGATGGACATGATTAGCGCCAAGCTTCTAGAAGTCTGCAACGCACAGAACGTCGATAGCCTACGTACCAAAGAAGGTACGATAACGAGACGCGCTGCTACCCGATACTGGACGAGCGATTGGGAGTCCATGTACAAGTTTCTTAAGGAGAATGATGTTATGCATCTTCTCGAACAGCGCATCCACAATGGCAACATGCGTAATTACCTAGAGGAGAACCCCGATAGCCTACCTATCGGCCTCAATGCAGATACTAAGTATGTGCTTTCGGTTCGTAAACCAACAACCAAGTGAGAGAAACAATGACCAATTTGACTATCTTCAAAAACCCCAATGCTGTCGCAGTGGCGTTGCCACCATCCAAGATGGGTACGCAGATTGCTTCGGGCATGGGCGGCTACAACCGCATCGCCACCAACACCAACGGCACGTTCAAGCGCATCGTAAACGGTGAGCAGGTTGGCAAGGCCATCCGTGGTGAGTTTAACGCCATCATCCTTGCTATGCTGGATAAGCCTAGCCGTAGCTTCTACGCTAACGACTATGACCCCGACGCCAAGGGCAGTGCACCTGACTGCTTCTCTAACCTAGGTGACAAGCCAGAAGCATCCGCCGCCAACCGTCAGTCCGCTAATTGCGCTAGCTGCCCTAAGAACATAGATGGTTCGGGTAAGAACGGTAAGGGTAAAGCCTGTCGCTTCAGCCGCAAGGTAGCACTGTTCTTGGACGGCGATGAGTCCGGTGATGTATATCAGTTCAACATCCCAGCTAAGTCGCTATTCGGTAAGGCTACTGGTAACGTCCTTCCGTTTGAGCAGTACTGCCGCCATCTGGTGTCAAACAATGCAGCGCCTGACCGCGTGGTTACTACGGTTGCGTACAACCTTGACGCAGAAACTATGGAGCTTAACTTCACTGCTGACCGGTTTATTGACCTAGATGAGTTAGCGCGTGTCAACGAGGCGCAGAACAACCCTGCCACTATGCGCTTGATTAGCTTCGACATGGCGAAGGCCACAACTACGGAAGAACCTGTCAAGCTTACAGCACAGCCGGAGCCAGAACCAAAGGCTAAGAAGCCATCCTTCTTGGATGACGACGATGGTGAGGACGATGAAGAAGAAGCATTGGCCGAACCAGTGAAGCGCCCTTCTAAAAAGGCTACTACCGCTGCCGCTGTTGATGCACCTACCGGCACACTTGCCGCTGTGGTTAGTGACTGGGCCGACGACGAAGAAGAAGACGACTGATGAGCGGCGGTTATAGTCTACGTATACAGGAAGCAAATGCCAAGGCGAGCAAACACAAGTTGGGTGTTCGTCTGGGTAGGCTCTGTATCGCGCAGGACATACCCGTAGCTGTGGTAGCCAAGTGTACAGGTGTAACGAGGCAAACAGTATACAACTGGTTCTGCGGGACTTCGGTCCCGCAGGGCAGTGCCACGGCGCTTATAGCTTCATACATGGCTAGTCTGGAGAGCTCTACTTCCTAACGGGGTAGAGAGTTTTTTCTTTTAGGAGTGGGCTTGTGACTTGCCCTATGGAGTGGTGTCTGCGTGGCAGAGGATTTTGACCTTTTATCAGCGGTGCAGCCCCAAGAGGGTTGGTACGCTATCGTCGGGCTAAGCCCCGACAGCAAGCAACAGGAGCTAGTAGAGACCCGTGAAGAGGCCGACGCATGGGCCAAGACGTTCCTCAACCAAGGGAAGAATGTATTTTTTGGTGTAGCTAAGTATACAGACGGTAAGAGCAGGAAGAAAGAA